CCATAGGCGAAGGCGAACAACGCTTTAGAAACATTGCAAGTTTGTTTGTTGAGAATTCACAAGGCGAAAGATTTCGCATGCCGTTTGAAAGCATTGCTGGTGCTAAAGCAATGGCACGTCATGTAAGTGAAGGCGGTACGCCATATGATGCATTTGGACAGTACATAAGCGAAACAATAAATGAAATTAAAACACTAGGCAAGTTTGTAAGAGCAAGTCGCAGTAATGCATTTGCACAAAACGAACAAGCACTGGGCATAGTCGAAGATGCAGTAAAGCATTATTCAGATTTAAAACGCAAAGCCAAGAAGATGATTGGCAAACGTGGTTACAAAGAAATATTTTCTAACTATGATCCAGCAGTAGCAACAGAATTAGACGAAACAATTGAAAGTGTAAGAGAAGTATTTGTAAACAGTGCAGTTGATAGCCGTATTGAAGAAGCATTGCCTATACTAGCAAAAATAAAGGAAAGCACAATGAAAGAAGCAAACCAATTTGAAAACTGGACCAACCAGATTATGGAAGGTACATGGGCATTGCCAGAAACTGCAGAAGACATGGCAAGATTACAAGAGCTTATGTCAAAGCCTCTACCATGTGGACCTGATGGCGAGTATGCTTCAGAACAACTTTATGATTTGATTGGCGATGACAGTTTGTTTGATGACATTGGTGAACTAGCAGACAAAGATCCAGATGCAGATTGCAGAAAATTAGTAATGGCACGTGCTCAAGAACTTGGTATAGATAATATCAAATTCACAGATGATCCTGCAAGTATGAGCATGAAGGATGATGGTAAACTTGGATATGATGAAAGTGTGAGCGAAGATGAAGGACCTGATCCACAAGTTATGCAGGTAAACAAAAAAGTAATGTCAAAACATGCTGGTGTAGTAGACGTTAGTGACATTACAACTTACACAAACCCAGGAGTTGGTTCTAATATAGTAGTTGGAATCAGTGGTGTAGATATTGATGACTTAATGTATGACAAAAAGTTTAGAGCAGGAATAGAAAAAATAACAGGTAAAAAACTTGAAGACGGTGAATCAGGCGAAAACAGTGATGAAAGTATCACATTCTACGTTGTTGAGAATATAAACGAAAATCCAACTGATCAAGAAACTGCTAGTAGTTATCAAGCAGGACAGGCAAATGCAGCCGCAGGCAAGCAACGCAGTTTAGAAATGGGCATGGGCGGACAAGATGTAGTTAAAACCGCTGGCGGTTCAGATGTTGAAGAAAGTGTTAATGAAAATAATATTATGGATCCTGAAACAAAAAAGATGATTTCAGAAAAAGACTATGTTATGAAATATATTATGTCTAAGCATCCTGAAGAAACTAAAAAGTTACTACAGAGTGAGGATTTGATGGACATATATGGTGGTGATCTATACAATGCATTATTTGATTATATGTCAGAAGAAATGCCGTATGGTACACAAAAAGGCAGAGATGGTGACCCTGTACAATATATGCAAGACGAATTAGATAGTATGGGTATCTTTGGCGAAGCAACATCACAATTTGATATTTACAATAAGAAGCCTACAGACGAAGGTATAGATAATTTTGTAAATCCAAACGACCAAGATGGCACAGACAACGAAAAGCCAGTTGACATGATGGCCCAGGACGATATGGAGGATGAAGACATGACTGAAGATGAGAATTTTGATGTGAGAATGAAACTTTCACCACAACAGATTGAAAACGCTGAAAACTATGATCTTGACTTAGATGATATTGATCAAAATGCATACAATGCAATGAACAAAGATCCAATGCGATTAAAAAATGACATTATAGGTGAAATTTACGGATTTTTAGAGGACGCAGTGCGTGACAATTTTGTACCTGTTGATGATGTATACTATGACTTTAATGATTATCGTGACGAAGTAATATTATTTGGCGGTGATAAAGTAGAAAAGGCTTTCTTTGGTGTCAGAGGAATAGACGACGAAGATGATGTTGAAGCATTTATTGAGGCTTGTCGCATTGCTCTTGCTGATCTCGGAAAAATAGTGAAAAATGATGAACTACAAGCCATGCAAGAAATGGCAGATATGCGTAGGCTTAGTGGACAGGTTGTTGAAAAGAAACACGTGAAAAAAGAAACACAAGATGTTGATACAGGCAAACAAGCACTGAAAGCAGAACGTGATCCAATGCTAGAGCGAATCCTGAATTTAGCAAAAGGTTAATTTAACCAAAAACTTTGACTTTTCCTATACTCATGCTACTATAAGGCATGTTTAATTTTATGCGACATAAAACTACACCGATTGGTGTGTCTATGCTAAATAAAAGTGCAAGTAATGTAGTTGCATTGCTTGTTGACAAACATACAAAGGCAAATGATAGAGTAGTAGTTGCTACTCGTAGGCAATAGGAGAAACAAAATGGCTTCATTAGCAGAAATAAGAGCTCGCCTTGCAGCGGCAGATAATAAGCAAGGCAATCAATCATCCGGCGGCGATGGTGCAATTTACCCACATTGGAATATGAACGAAGGCGATAGTGCAGTACTACGTTTCCTTCCCGATATGGATAACAATAACACGTTCTTTTGGATTGAACGTGCAATGATCAAACTCCCATTCAATGGCATTAAAGGACAGATGGACAGCAAGAGTGTTCAAGTACAGGTTCCTTGTGTTGAAATGTGGGGAGATACTTGTCCAATCCTAACTGAAGTACGTCCGTGGTTCAAAGACAAAAGTTTAGAAGATATGGGTCGTAAGTACTGGAAGAAACGTAGTTATGTAATGCAAGGATTTGTAAGAGAGAATCCAATCACAGATGACAAGTCAGATAAAGCAATCAGACGTTTCATCATTGGTCCGCAGATTTTTCAAATTATTAAAAGTGCATTGATGGATCCTGAATTAGAGGAACTACCTACAGATTATGCAAGAGGTTTAGACTTTAGAGTAAGCAAAACTTCTAAAGGTGGTTATGCTGATTACAGTACATCAAAATGGGCAAGAAAAGAAACTGCATTAACTGAAGCAGAAGCCACTGCTATTGACTCACAAGGATTATATAATTTAGGTGACTTCCTACCTAAACGTCCAGGTGAAGAAGAACTAAAAGTGATGAAAGAAATGTTTGAAGCATCCGTAGATGGTCAAGCATATGATGTTGATCGTTGGGGGTCATACTTTCGTCCAGCAGGTATGCAAAAGCCTGAAGGATCAGCACCAGCTCCAGTAATGGCGGCGGCTGCATCAGCAACAGCAACACCTGTAGAAGTTAGTGCTCCGGCACCAACTCCGGTAGCGGAAACGGCTCCTGCTCCGGTTGCTACACCTGAAGAGATGGGTGCAACTCCAACTGCACCAGTCCAGACACCGGCTTCCCCTGCTGGTAGTGGACAGAAGGCCGAAGATATACTTGCTATGATTCGTAGCAGACAGTCTTCATCTTAACGGCAATGGAGGGCAAGGTTTTTTCCTTTCTCCTTGCCCTCATTCTTAGGATACACCATGCAAAAACTTTTAGTATCTGGCGATAGCTGGACATACGGATGGCCAAAGGTATTAAGCACGTCTGGTAAGGATTTTACATGGCCAAATATAGTTGCAAAACACTTTAATGTAGAATTAATAGACAAGTCAAATTCTGGATGCAGTAATTATCGAATATATCGTAAAGCAGTAGAAGGGATACTTGATCCTACTGTGGATACCGTTTTGGTATTTTTAACGTCATGGACAAGATGGGAAACAGGATCAGGATACGGTGAAAAACCTGGACGTATCTATCAACATATACTTCGAGGTAGTAACGTTGAACTTTTTAAAAATTTTTTTAATGGCTATAAACAATACACAGACATTTTGCGCCAGATTATTAGTTTACAATCAATGGCTCAAACCTATGGAACTTCGTGTTATTTTCTTGACACATTCCAAGATAACGTGTATAATACAGAAATAATCACAAAAGAAGACTTTAAAAAGATTATAGCAACAAATGTTGTAGAATTTGATAATATGGACGATCAACGTATTAACAGTAAATTTAATAAAGTTATCAACTTGTATAAACATGTAGACAAGAATCAGTTTATTAGTTTAACATCATATCAAGAGATAATAAAAGACTGTAAGTTAGAAAAAGGACATCCAGTTGAAGATGGACATCAAAAAATAGCCGACGTAGTTATAGATTTTTTAGAAGGAGAAAACAGTGGCAAAACCATTTGACGTAAGTAAATTTCGGAAGGACATTACAAAAAGCATTGACGGATTGTCAATTGGCTTTAACGATCCAACAGACTGGATCAGCACAGGCAACTATGCACTAAACTATCTTATCTCAGGTGACTTCCATAAAGGTTGTCCACTAGGTAAAGTCACACTGTTTCCTGGCGAATCAGGAGCAGGTAAAAGCTATTTGGCCGCAGTGAACATTGTTAAACATGCACAAGCGCAAGGCATATTTGTTGTGCTTATTGATACAGAAAACGCACTAGACGAAGCATGGTTACAAGCACTAGGTGTTGATACTGGTGATGACAAGTTGCTTAAACTTGCAATGTCAATGATTGACGATGTTGCAAAAACAGTTAGTACATTCATGAAAGACTACAAAGCATTGCCAGATGGAGAACGTCCTAAGGTGTTATTTGTTATTGATAGTTTAGGCATGATGCTTACACCAACTGATGTTAATCAGTTTGAATCTGGAGACATGAAAGGTGACTTGGGTAGAAAGCCTAAAGCACTGACTGCACTTGTGCGTAATACTGTAAACATGTTTGGTAGTTACAATGTAGGTATGGTATGTACTAACCACACTTATGCATCACAGGACATGTTTGATCCAGATGATAAGATATCAGGTGGACAAGGTTTTATCTATGCATCAAGTATTGTTGTTGCAATGCGTAAACTAAAACTTAAAGAAGATGAGGATGGCAATAAAATATCACAGGTAAAAGGCATACGTGCCGCTTGTAAGGTTATGAAAACCAGATATGCAAAACCATTTGAATCAGTACAAGTTAAGATTCCTTATGAAACAGGTATGAATCCTTACAGT